TACAAGAAATGCAGTCAATGGCAGGTATATCGTCTTATGACAGTGGACGATTTGAAGTATGGGAGTATCACGGCCCAGTAGAAAAAGATGATCTATTAGCTGCTGGTGTAGATGTCGATGAAGAAGACGTGTTCACAGAGTACAGCGGTATCGTCTGGTTTAGTGAAGGCAAAGTGCTAAAAGCAGTAATCAATCCCGCTGACACAGGTGATATGCCATACAGCGTTTTCAACTGGGAAGGTGATGACACTTCGCTATTTGGTGTAGGCATTCCGTACCTAATGCGTTCAAGCCAGAAAGTATTGAATGCTACATGGCGAATGCTGATGGATAACGCAGGGCTATCAGTAGGCCCACAGACCGTGATTAACAGTCAGGTTGTGCGTCCAGCGGATGGTAACTGGCGTCTAACACCGCATAAGGTGTGGGAGCTAACAGACAAGAACGGCAATGTGAATAACGTGTTTGGATCGTTTGAGATTAACAGTCACATGACTGAGCTAATTTCTTTGTTCCAGTACGCCCGTCAGATAGCCGATGAAGAGACAGCATTACCCCAGATCGCTCAAGGCGAACAGGGTACAGCAACCGACACTGCTACTGGTATGTCGATGCTAATGAATAGCGCAAACACTATGCTTCGACGTGTAGTGAAGAACTATGATGACGACATAACCCGTCCATTTATTAAGCGGATGTATGACTGGAATATGCAGTTCAATCCGAAAGAAGATGTGAAGGGTGACTTCAGCATTGACGCCCGTGGCACAAGCAGCCTCTTGGTAAAAGAGCAGCAAGCAGCGAACTTAATGAACTTGATGAATATTGCCGCATCACCGTTATTGCAACCTTTAACAAACACCGCAGCGTTGTACCGCAAAGTGGTGTCATCCATGCAGCTTGAAGCCGATGAAATCGTAAAGACTACGGAAGAGATCGAACTAGAGCAACAAAAGCTTGAACAGCAGATGCAAGCTCAACAAGAAATGATGATGCAAGCCGAGCAGCAGCAAGGTCAACAGCAAGCGCCTACTGGCGACCCAATGGCCGAGCAGAAGCTAGCGTTAGAAGCACAGAAGATGGAGATGGACGCTCAGCTAAAAGGCGCTCAGATCCAAGCACAGGCCCAGAAGTTAGAAGTAGAACAGCAGAAGATGGCGTCTGATCGAGAGTTGGAGTTAGCCAAGATGGCCGCTGAGAAGGGCATTAAGGTTAGCGAGATGCGCACTAAGCTGGGTATCGAGAAGATGAAAGTGCAGAGCAAAGATATGCTGTTTGAAAAAGAGCAAGCGTTGAAGATGCAAACAGGCAGTGGAATCTAATTGAACATTGATACTAAGTCCACCACATGGCTAGAGATAGCCAAGTGGGCAGAAGAAGAAATTAAGTCTCGCCATGAACTGCTTGAGATGACTCGATTGAGCCATGAGGACACGCAGTTCATACGGGGCGAGATAGGAAGTTTAAAAGCGTTACTGGCCATGCCAACAGCTTTGCTGTTGCACATCGCTAGTAGCAACTATGAGTAAACACAGTGCCGCTAATAAGAGCCGCCGAGGGTGTAACCGATGGACAGTAACGAAACAGTAGATGATTTTGATTCAGCATTTGACGAGTTTTCAGAAAATCAAGAAGACGGGTTGATTGTTAATTTAGAAGAAGAAGATACAGAGATTGTTGGAGAAACCGCAGAGGTTCCAACAGAAGAGGTTCCAGTTGAAGACATCTGGGCAGGGGCCGATGATTCCCTAAAGAGCGAGTACGATAAGCTCCGAGATAATAATGACAAGCTGTCCCACCAAGCGAAAAGCAATGCGGGACGGATTGGCGCACTACAGCGCAAGTTAAACGAATTTCAAGCGACTTCAACTGCCGGTGGTGTTACACCATCCGCAAACGAAGTGGCTGAAGCTATGAAGACCCCCGAAGCTTGGGCGTCTTTTAACGAAGAGTATCCTGACATTCACGACGCGATTGAGTCCCGTCTTGAGGTGGAAAGGAGCCAAAACCAAGAAACAATGAATCGAGCGCTTCAACCGTTAAGAGCAGCGGAAGAAGAGCGCCATGTCAACACTCAGTACGCCGCCTTAGAGGCCGCTCATACTGATTGGAAAGACGTGGTGAAGAGCGAATCTTTTGTTGATTGGCTGCGAGAACAACCTAGCGCGATCCAGCAGTTATCGAATAGTAATGACGCTTTTGAAGCCTCTAAGCTTATCGACTACTTCAAGCTGAGTCAGCCGCAGGAAGAGATTGCAACAACTTCAACCGTCACAAGTATTCAGCAAAAGCGAGCTAAGCAATTAGAAGACTCTACTGGGGTTAAATCAAAGCCAGGGGCAGGGGCCACTGGAATAATCCCACCAGATGACTTTGAAACTGCGTTTGAAATGTTTGCTGCTGATAATCGCTAGTTAATTTATTAGGAGGCCATCATGGCTAACACAGAATACGGTGATATTTCACCACGTACCGCAGCATTTGCTGCTAAAGAAATGCTAAAGCGCGGCATCCCATACTTAGTATTAGAGAAGTTCGGTCAGGCACGTCCTTTGGCCACAAAGTCTTCAAAAGTACAAAAGTTCCGTCGCTACAATAGCTTGGCATTAGCTACTACCGCATTGACTGAAGGCGTAACGCCAACAGCAAAGCAGTTAGCTGCAACTGACATTACGGCCACCTTGCAACAGTTTGGTGACTTAGTAACCATCAGTGATGTCATCATTGACACCCACGAAGATCCCGTCTTGCGCGAAGCTTCTGAAGTGTTAGGTGAGCAAGCTGCACAATCTGTTGAGACAGTTCGTTTTAACGTATTGAAAGCTGGCACTAACGTACAGTATGCAAACGGTTCTGCCCGTAACGCTGTAAACACTGAGATGACTTTAGCCGACCAGCGTAAAGCGACTCGTACACTAAAGCGTCAGAATGCGCGTCAAATCACTTCCGTAGTACGAAGCACACCTTCTTACGGCACTGAAGCTGTCGCACCGTCTTTCATCGGTTTGATCCACCCTGATATGGACGCGGTAATTCGCGGCTTTGCTGGGTTTGTTCCTACTGAGAAGTACGGTCAGTTAACTCCACATGAAGGCGAGATTGGTAAGGTAGAGGACGTGCGTTATATGTGTTCTACGGTCTTTTCATCAATCGCCAACGGTGGTGCAACTAAGGGCGCAATGATCTCAACCGCTGGTTCGGTTGCTGACGTATACACTACGTTGATTGTTGGACGTGACGCTTACGGCATTGTTCCGCTGAAAGGTAGTTCAAGTCTAAGCCCAGCCGTAGTTAACCCAAAGCCTTCTGATAGCGATCCATTGGCCCAACGTGGTCATGTTAGCTGGAAGACTATGCAAACCGCAGTAATTCTAAACGATGCCTTTATGGTTCGTATTGAGTCTGCTGTAACCGACTAACCATTAGGTTAGTTTCCCCTAAAGGGCGCCCTAATCGGCGCCCTTTTTTATTGGAGTAAATAAATGACTGAAGTAGATACCGTTGAGGTTACTAACGAAAAGCCAGCCGCTAAAAAGCGGAGCGCTACCAAACCCAGCCGTGTAAAAGTGATCTTCCACAATCAGGATGGTGATCTTGGCAAAGGTGATATTTTTGTATCTGTAAATGGCTATGCCTACCAGATCAAACGTAATGAGCCTGTTGACCTACCTCCCGAAGTGATTGAAGTAATCGACAACGCGGTCATTACACATATGGAGCGAGTAGACGGAGTTGATACAACCCGCGACTTGCAACGTTTCCCCTACTCATTGGCGGGTTAAACTTTGAACTATCTGGCACTTTGCGACAAGCTGTTAAAAGAAACAGGGCTAAGCGATCAAGGCGTGGCTTCTGTTGTTAACCAAACTGGTCTTAACAAAAAGTCTGTTGATTGGATTAACCGAGCTTGGACTGAAATACAGAATCTCAATGACTGGGATTTCTCGTGGACGACAGGATCTTTTGACACAGTAAATGGCCAACAAAACTATGATCCAGTAGGTAACTTGGCTCTTTCGCCAGCGTTAGGTAAGTGGATCACAAGTTCTGTACGCATCACGGACAGCAATGGAACGGGTTACTTAACCTTCGTTCCTTGGGCCACATGGTTGCGTACTACATTTTCAAGCGGGAAGCCAACCAGCTTCACGATTAGACCGGACAATCATTTATCGTTTAATACGCTGCCAGACGCAGTTTATACAATCTATTTTGATTATTTCCGGACACCACAACAGTTATCTACAAATACAGATGAATTGTTGTTAGCAGAACAATATCACGATGCTGTTCTTTATAAGGCCATACTTTATGTAGCGGCAGAGCAAGATGCTCCTGAGTTGTATCAGGATGCACAAGCCCAGCTAAACATACGGCTATCTTCTATGGGAGTTAGTTTGCTACCCACCATTACTTTGGCCGAAAGGCCGGTGGCATAACGATGGCAGTTCAGTCTCAAGCTTGGGCTTTAAGTGGGGGTTTAGACCTCATTAGCCCTGCGTTACAGATGCCCCCAGGCAAAGCTATATTAGCCCAGAACTACGAGTGTGCTATGACTGGTGGATACCGTCGCATAGATGGCTATACAATCTACGATGGTCGATCAAATGGGACTCATTTAGCTGTTGCAGGTAGTGGGCCTATCAGGGGTGTTTGGGAATACAACAATGTTGTTTACGCCTTCCGAAATAACGCTGGCGGTTCTGCGTGTGTGATGCACAAAAGCACGTCTTCTGGATGGGCTGTCGTATCAACACCGACGCTTAGCCCCAATGGTAATTTTGAGTTTATTAACCATAACTTTACTGGACACTCAGGTAGTTTAAAGATGTTCGGTTGCGATGGGATAAACAAAGCTTTCCAGTTCAATGGGACAACACTTTCTTTTTTAACTACAGGCATGACTACCGATACGCCATCTCATATCGGTGTGCATAAAAACCATCTCTTCTTATCGTTTACTGGCGGTTCTGTTCAGCACAGCGGAGTGGGAAATCCTGCAAGCTGGAACCTAGTTACAGGCGCTGGTGAGATTGGTATTGGTACTGAAGTTACTGGTTTTAGCAGTATGAAAGGTGACTCGTTAGCTATTACTGGAATTAATCAAATATCAATTTTGTACGGCGCTTCTGCTTCAGACTGGAACTTAAAACTGTTCTCCCCAGCCATCGGTGCGGTAGCCCGTACTAACGGCCAAATGGATTCAGACCTTTACTTCTTCAATGGCGATGATCTTAGCAGCCTAACAGCTACGCAAGCTTTTGGTGACTTTGAATCTGCAAGTGTTTCTGCGGTTGTTAAACCTTTCATAGATGCTAGAAAAAACAACACCGTTGGTGCAACAGTCAACCGTGACAAGAATCAATATCGTTTGTTCTTTGATGATAAGTCTGTATTAGTCGGCACAATTATTAACCGTCAAGTTGTTGGTTTTACCACATGGAGACTAGAGCATACGCCTAGTTTTATTACTGAAAAGTACATGGGATGCACGGACGGGAGCGTAATGTATATGGACAATGGGGTGTCATTTAATGGCACTGCTATCCAGTCTTATTTAAGACTTCCATTTACTAGCTTTAACACTCCGCATAGAAAGAAACGTTTTCGTAAAGCCACTTTAGAGCTTGAGGCTGGCAGTCAGGCGACTTTAGATTACCTAGCCGACTACGACTACGGCTCTGGGGGATCGTCCTCTGGGGCGCAAGCTACTGTCTATGGCGGCGGTGGTTTTTGGGACGTAGCAAACTGGAATAACTTTGTTTGGTCTAGTGCCGTAGTGGCATCCGCAGAAGCCTACTTAAACGGCAGTGGTATGAATATTAGTTTATTAATTGTTCATTCCAGTGCAACCGACCCCGCATTTACTTTGCAAGGCGTCCAACTGAACTACTCCCTACGAGGCTTAAATAGATGAGTAATACCTATACCAAACCTTCTGACCTGGTATCCGGCACAACCGCCCGTGCAAGTGATATTAATGACCGTGCAAGTGCTACTGAAACGGGTTTTGATAACGTTCAAGTTATCACTCACAGGGCTATTAAACTCCCCGTCGGTACGTCTGGCGATCAATTTATATCTGAATCTTCTGCCAACCGAGCTAATAAAGAAGTTGGATTTAATGCCAGTGGCGTACTAACGCTCATTAGCTCCGCTTTCCAATGGAAAGGCAACTGGGCAACATCTACAGCGTATATTAAAAACGATACGGTTCGAGATAATAGCACTAAGAATATTTATGCAGTTCTCGTAGATCATACTTCTGGGACATTATCTTCAGATGTTTCTGCTTCTAAGTTAGCATTAGCTATTAATGTTGCTGACGTAGAAACTGCAAAGTCGGCTGCGCAAACAGCACAAGCGGCCGCTGAAACAGCAGAGACAAATGCTGAAACAGCAGAATCAAATGCTGAAACAGCAGAATCAAATGCTGCCAGTTCAGCAACGGCTTCGGCCAATTCAGCAACCGCAGGAGCTAACTCAGCTACTGCTGCTGCCAACTCTGCTACCGCAGGGGCTAGCTCAGCAACCGCAGGGGCTAACTCAGCAACCGCTGGGGCTAACTCAGCAACCGCTGCTGCCAACTCAGCGTCTACAGCTTCTACTCAAGCTACTAATTCTAGTAACTCTGCAACCGCAGGGGCTAATTCAGCAACCGCTGCTGCGTCTAGCGCGTCAACAGCAACTACCAAAGCTAATCAAGCAAGCGCAAGTGCAAGCACTGCCAGCACACAAGCAACTAATGCTTCCAACTCTGCAACCGCTTCGGCTAACTCAGCTACTGCTGCTGCCAACAGCGCATCAGGTGTGTCTAGTTCAGCTACTAATGCAAGTAACTCAGCAACAGCAGCCGCTGCTTCTTTCGACTCATTTGATGACCGCTATCTTGGAGCAAAGAATGCGAATGTAAATGTTGATAATGATGGCAATAGTCTTATCACAGGTGCGCTTTACTTCAACAGCACCGCAAACTCAATGCGAGTATATAACGGCTCAAGCTGGCAAGATGCTGGCTCCGCAGTCAATGGCACATCACAGCGAGTCGTCTACACAGCCACCGCTAACCAGACTACATTCTCTGTGACCTATGACGCTGGCTTTGTGGATGTATACCTCAACGGAATTAAGCTACTCCTAGCTACAGATTTCACAGGCACATCAGGAACCAATGTAGTTCTAGCTACAGGCGCAACAGTAGGAGACATAGTAGACATAGTCTCTTATGGTGCGTTTAATCTTGCAAACACTTATACACAAGCACAGATAGATAATTTAATCAGGTTTGAAATAGATGGGGGAGTCTCTAACTCTACTTATTTAGCAACTCAATTAGTAGACGGAGGAACAGCATAATGGCTAGTATCATTCAAATTCGCAGGGACACAGCATCCGATTGGACAAGCGCAAACCCTACACTAGCTCAAGGTGAGCTGGGCTTAGAGACAGACACTCTCAAACTAAAAGCAGGTACTGGCACAACCGCTTGGAACTCACTTGCTTACTACACATTAGCCACAGCAGGATTCCTAGCTACCGGTGGTGGAACACTCACAGGGG